AATCCCTCTTTGATAAAGAATATATTATTAATTGTGAATGCCTGGCTTGTTGCTGGCTTCATACCCATTTGTTTGATTACCTTTTTCTCTTTAGTTCTCATGTTAATATCGTATAAAGATACACCTGAATGCACTATCATATGATCCGTTGTATTTACTCTATAAAAAAAGAGACCGAAAATAGTATTATCGAATGTGTCGATTAAATCTATGTCCGGTCTTGTTTCTATACATCTTCCATTACTACTTTTATAATTCTTCCATACATTTAGTGCATCTGGTGAACGATACAACGATACTTCATCTTTTCTGTTGCTAAAATCTACACCTTTAAAATTACTATAGTTTCTCGTTATTAATGTTCCACTTGCTATTTGACTCATTATACGTCAATTCCTCCGTTAAATGTTACACTTAACATTGTCTTCCTAGAATCTAATTGAGAAATCTTTTCTCTATATAAATCGGTGTAAATTCTACCATAGTTATTAGATACATCACTTGCTAATAGCAATCCTGCTACTCCATATGGCATTATCTCTAATGCTTCTATATCTAGTTCAAATTTGTAATCATCTTCTGTATCTTCTGTTATTTGTGTTGGGTATTTATAATAATATATTTGTGCTGTTCCGTCTTCATTGAATAGCACTCTATCTCCTATTACTTCATAGTCTACTCCACGAATAATGTTTAATTGGTATATATCACTTGCTAAATCAGTTAATGCTAGGTTACTTCCCTCTTTAACTGTTAATGTTGTATAAGCATTGATCTTTTTTAATCTGCTCATTTCATTCATGATAATATTTATACAACTATGCATTTTAGCTGCTAAATCTTCATCTTCTGTTAGTGTATCTTCATCTTCTGAATATTCTTCTATAGTTGAAAATACTTTGATTTTAAATTCTTCAAGTGTCATATTACACCTCCTTGATATTTCCTAACTCCTCTATAGCTTCTTTGACTGTTACAAAGTTGTCTACTGGTTTGATATACCCTCTTCCTTCTTCTTCAAAGATAAGTACATCTCCCTCATTTAAGTTAATAATAGTATGGTATTCGCTAGTGTAGTTCTCACCTTTTACTATCGTTTTTGAATCGAATACTAAATCTTTTAATGTTTGTTCTACATTCTCATTCTTATATTCTAATGTGGTATCTTTTGTTACTCTGATACCTCCATACATATCTATACTTGGTTTATAAATAAATTTCTCCATATTCTTTCCTCCTTATAGGTCGTGAGGAGCGGAATTGCACCGCTCTAGGCACTAGCTCACACGATAAAAAAAGGAGCTTATAGCTCCCTTAAATTAAGCACTTACTGGTACTTTTACTACTTGGATTCTAGCTTCGTCGATAACTTAAGCTCCGAATGTATCTAAACCACGAACGATATCTTTGAAGAATTTTTCAGAACGTAATGCTTCAACTTCGTTAATTTGTCCTGCAAATGCAATAGCTTTTTTACCACGAATATCGCAATATACGTGAGTGCTATCTTTTGCCATATTGTTTGACATCATAACTTCCATACCGTCATACATACCTACAATACCTTTTTTGATGTATTCTGGGTTATTTGTAGATAATGTGATTAATTCATTTTTGAATACATTGTAAACTGCTGGTGAAATTTCAATAACACCTTCTTCATCAAAGTTTCTTTCACGTAATGCTACGATAGCTGTATCAATAGCTTCTTTAACTGCTTCTTGTGTTAAAGCTGTTGCTGTAGTTACGTTAGTAGCACCTTTGATTAAGTTAGCTACATATGTATCACGAGCTACTGCTAATCCGTGTACTGCTTTTTCTTGGTATTTTTCTTTTAAGCCTGGTACTGATTGAGCTTGGTTAATATCATCTACATAGAATGCAAAGAAATTAGCTTGGTCAATAGTTAAGATTTGTCCTCTATCGCTCATTTCTTCTGGTTCAATACCTGTTCCTCCAGATAACACAGTATTATAATCTCCGATAGTTGGTTCTCCAACACCTAAGATTTTTACTGATTGTGCATGTTTACAATCACCTTCATAATCTCGTAAACAGTTGTTTACTAATTTTACTTTTAACTCAAGATCGTCTTGAATTTTTTTAGACCAAATTTGTTGAATAAAATTTGTTACTGCCATATTAAATCATCTCCTCTATTATTTTTAGTAGGAATATGAATCATTACCATTTAGTCATTGAATTTTCTACTGCTTTGAATAATGCTGGGTTCTTATCATAATCTTCTTTAGTGAACTTAACAGCTTCTTCATATTTATAAAACTCTTTAACTCCTCCATCGGTTACGGTGTTATTCTTCATACTGCCTATCTTTGTCCCTTTGGCTTTAGGGTTAATTGTTGTATACATCTCATACTTCTCTTTTAGTGATAGGTTTGGGTTTAGCTTCTCTGCAAACTCATTAAATCCTTCTGGAAGCTCTGTAACTCCGATACTCTTTAATTCCTTCTCGTTTGTTAGTCTGTCTGCTTCCTTCTTCAATTTCATAAAGATATATTTATCTGTAGAATCCATATTGTCTAATCCTATATCAGATAATCTGTTTAGCTCTTCTGAAATCTCTTCATATCCTTGTTCAATGATTTCGTTTGCATCTCTATCGGCTAAATACTCCATATCACGTTGAGAATATTGAGGTGTTGTTGGTATTTCTATACCTTTACGTGTATAAAAGTCTGCAAAAGTGTCTGTCATTGTTTCTAAATCTTCTTCACCTGTTCCAGCTTTTAAAACACTTTCTAATCTTCCGTATTTCTTATCGTATTCTTTACGGATTTTTGCTTCTTTACGTGCTAATTTTTTAGCAATCATTTCATCTACTTGTTCTTTAGTAAATGTTTCTACTGGTGTTTCTACTGTTTCTTCTACATTTGCACCATCAACTAATTCTTCTGTAGCTAGTTCCTCTACGTTTTCAGTAACATCTGTTACAAGTTCTTTGTTATCTTCCATAACTAAATTCCTTCCTATTTTTTCGTTGGTGTTTGCTTCACCTAACCATACAGTTTTACGTCTTAAATGCTTGGACTAAATAAAAAAGCACTTACTCTATTGAGCTTGTGCTTCTTCATTCATCATTTGTTGTTGTGCTACTTGTTGTTCTGCTTCTTGTGTTGTTTGCATTTGTTCTTCTGGTGTAGCATTCATAAAGGCCTGTGCCTTCATTTGCATTGTTTGTTGTTGTGCTTTGATTTGTGCTATCTTCATTTGTTCTTCTTTCATATATCTGATAGCTTCTTCTAATTCTACCTTTGGTGCTGTTGCATTGTCTGGTAAAATCTTGACATATGTTTCTAATTCACTTAATTTTTGTGCATTGAATAATCCTGCTTGTAAGAAGTTTTCTATAGTTCTTTCACGAGCATATCTATCGTATGATGATTCTGGTGAAATATCTACTTTAACTACTCCTTTTAGGTTTTGTAGTACTGTCTCTGGTATTCTAACCATTTGTGTATATGTTTCACCTGTTGCCGAATTGGTTACTTCCTCTTCCAACATCATTCCTTCTGGTGTATATACCGTCCACATATCTAACCATATACGTGCTAAATCTTCTATAGCATCTCTTAAAGCATATGTTTGTTTAGATAAAGGCATTTCTGATGCTCTTTGAACCGCCAAAATTGCTGTTCCTGATGCATCTTCTGGGTTAATTCCACCTGTAGCTATATCTGATGCATTCCTTAAATCACGAGTAACACCGATTAAATCAGACATAAATTTGAATACATCACCGCTCATTTGTGCTGGTTGAACATATCCAAAGATATTATTTACGTTGTCTACTCCTCCAGATGCTTTGATTATTCCTCCTACTTGTCCAATAGATGAAGGATTAGTAATCTTACTTACATCTGCTATTTTTTGAGGATATGCATTTTGTTTAATGCTTAATGCTGTTCTTAATAGCATCTTATTCTCTTCTTTTTGGTTAGGGATTAAGTATTTAACTTCTCCTTCTCCTCTTGCACTACCTTTCTTATGTTTCCATAAAAAATGAACTAACGGATATAATGTTAGTCCACTATC